CGTAGCTGCTGGCGAGTAGTTCAACCTCTCCAAAAACACCTCACGATCAAGATAATCAGTGATTCGACAATCAACCAGATTCTTATATTTATGACCATCGGTCAGATCGTCAACGACCAAAATATCATCGTGACCGCGGTTATTCAGCTCCAATACCAGATTACTACCGATGAACCCCGCGCCACCAGTTACAATGAATGAACCACGTTCTTTAATCATGATAATTAATCTTCAGTGTATTTTTAATGCGTTAATTTTTTCGGCATCAAATCTCAAATTGTAGCTCGAAAAAACTAAACCACCACCGAACCACTTTCCACGGTAAACACGAGCACCAAGACGTTTAGCCTTCCATATAGCATCTGTGTATGTTTTATCGAGACTTGTGAAATGGAATACGTACCTTGGGTTACCATACATATCAGGGGTAATGTTCCAAAAGGTCACACCATCAACTGTTTCGCTGAAATTATAGTTAGACATTTTTCTCTCTAGGCAATAATAGAAAATTCATCGACAGAACTACCGTCAAAGGTGTGTTGTACGTCATCAATCCAGTTACCTTGATATTCGTCGGTAAACACTATAGAAGACCACCTCTCTGTTAAAAATTTGGCAGCGTATTCTGGATATTGGAGAACGTGATTGTCTTTAACGTAAAAATACTCAACGCACCGTTCGATACGTGCCGATTCGGTGGCGATATTATCTGATGTAGTGGGAATATTGTGTTCTTTGAGGGAAGAAAAGGCAATGATGTTGAATGCCTGTTCAAGGCGATCTAGGATTGGAGTAGTATTCATTTCAAGAGTCTCATATTTCACAAAGTATGAATCATTTTATAATATAAAGATTATTTTGTCAACCTTTTTTTAATTGTATTACTAGTCAATCACCGTAAAATTAAAATTTCAACTATATGGACCAATGGATTCCTGAATGGTTTTATTGATTTAACACTGCTATGATATAGTCCTCAGAGATAATAACTCGCTGTTCACCATCAACGGTAACAACTTGTCCTTTCTCCCATTGAACTAGAAGTTCATCGCCCACATTAACCATAGTCACTTCATTACCGATAGCCACCACTCTAGCAGTTTCATTATCCATAACACTTTTAGCATTATCTATAATGATACCAGAATCGGTTGTAGTTTTACGAGCAATCTGTGCTACAAGAACATTCTTTCTAGTTGGTCTCAAATTCATTGTTATTATCCTCTTGTTTATCTGATTTATTCTCACTCACTTCTTCTTGTTTGTCAATCTTTTTCTTTCCGAAGATTCTATCCCAGTTGTCATCGAACTTCTTTCGATCTGTTGGTCGTTGTTTCGATCCCTTACCACCTTCCCATTTAGACATTTCTTCATTACCTCAATTCTGTGTAGTATTATTCCAATTTTAAAATAATTTAAAAGAAATGATCACTTAAGGTCTTTGACATCATCACATATTCCATACTTCTTTGCTTCAGACGCACTAAGCCACATATCTTGAGGTGGTAATAAGAATTCGCGTATCTGTTTTTCATCTAAACCTGTACACTTCTTGTAGTGAGAAATCATGCGTTTCGAAGTTAAATCAAACTCTTTAATATGGGCAAATAATTCATGTTCTTTCCCAAACGAACCCCAAGAATATTGGTGTGAAAGAATAGAAGTATTGGGTGTTAAAATACGTTGACCACGGGCACCAGAAATGAAAATCATTAAACCAGCAGAAGCTATTTGCCCTAGACCTATAGTACGAATAGGAATAGCACTACCCCGCATAATATCAACTATTGCAAATGCCGAATTCAAATCTCCACCGGGAGAACACACGACAAGATTAAGTATATCGGGTCTATTATCTTCGAAGTTTGAATTGATAATCCATTCAATCGTTTGTTTACAACTGTCAAGATTTATTTCACCAATCAATAGAAAAAAAGAATGATGTATGTTTTCATCATTTTTAGGATGTAAATTTATTTTTTTCATCATATATTAATCTATATAATTTATTAAGTTTCATTTATAAATTCATAATTTAAATTATACTTATTTGAGGAAAAATATCAAGAATTATTTTTCACATGTGGTTGTTCCAGATAGTCGATGAACTGTTGTAGTTCATGCTGAATGATTTTGAGTTTAGTGATGTAGGACGCCATGTCCAAATTTTCATCATAATGAATTCTTGCTTTAGTGTGGCACGAAGATATTTCTACAAACGTGTATCGCGTTGGTGGTTTTCCCAGATTACTAACCACACCATCATGGCATACTATACTACCAGTATAGTGTGAATTTGCGGTATTGAGCCACGTCCTTGTGTTGTATGTGTCCATACACTATTTATAATCATCTTGGTCTGCTCCCAACATTCTATATTTTCTTCAACTGATAATTCAATATTAATCCCACAATCCCCTATAATAGACACCAAATAACCTTAACCCATTTTGTATTCTATCATGATATCGATTATATTCTTCTTCCTTAAACGATGGAATAAAAAACTCATCTTCAGCGGAATCATCAATTAGTTGTTCGAACGACCAAATTATTTCTGATAAAACCCAATCCCACCTCTTATGAGTGTTATCATCCCACTTATCTCCACTAGAATCTTTGGCTCTAACAACATCAGTTGACCTAATACCTAAATTATCAGGTACATCACAATCTTCGATATATGGACTGCCATGTTTCTTTTCTTTTAAAACTTTTAACATTGGAACAATAATCAATGCTAAAGTATAATCCATACCCCAAGTATCATAATCATCAATATGAATTTTAACCTTACGCTTTCTTCTATCATGAATCCATTGACATAATTTCTGAAATCTAGTTTCGGATAACCATTGCGCGAATGAATAATGTAATTTATAATCCCATCTATTGTGTAGATGTTCGCTTTCTATGCGATCATTATGCCAGAAAAATAATAAATCCACAATCTGGTATGGACCCCACCATTTCAAGTATGGACCTATATTTATTTTCATTTAATTATCTCTCAATAACAGCAATCATTGTGGCGCGATCCAAGTACATATGTTCTGATCCGTCTGAATAATTGTATTTACAATTCCTATCATAAATAAAAACGCGCAAATGATTATAATTGCTAAAAGGGGATTACCATTCATGATGCTCTATCCATTCTAGTAATATTAATGTATTTTTCAACAATAAAAGATTTCTGGGGCGGCGCGTTAGTTTTAATTTTTAATCTTACATTTTAAATTATACATCAAAACAAACAACTGGTCCAGTGCCAAATTGATACCCAGTGCCGGTTCAACAACTTTTTTTGCCCATTCGAAGTATTCTAGTTTACGCTCACTGCTCCACCCAACTGGCGGTGTTTTAATAATACTTCTCATATTGGCAATTTTATCTGCGATCTTTATCAACTTAGCACCGTCAGATTTACTGCTCATTGTTTCGATCTGAAGTTCCTTACGTCTCATCTTTGGAAGAGATTTATCATCAGTCACTTCTAAAACGTAATTAGCAACACTTTCTGTAATAAGAATCTTAAGATCTTCATATGTATATGAAGTATCTTCAATCACGTCATGGAGAATCGCCGCTGATAAAATCGAGGCATCAGAGATACCACACACATTCAGAATAGTCATAACTTCAATCGGATGATTGATATACGGCGTTTTACCAACATCTTCACGATGCTGATTCACATGGGCTTTTGCCGCTAGTCCAATCGATTGAATCAGTAATTTCATTTCTTTCATATTTTCATCAACAACAAATATAATATATTATACTGAAATAACCTCAATCAAGTCAAGTAATTTATTTACTATTTTTTCGTGAAGATTTCGGACCACTTTTCACTGGTGTTAGTTTTGGAGCGACGACTTCTTGTACAGGCATCGATTGCTCTACTGATGGCTGTTCTGATTCTACTTCCATTAACTGTGGTTGGGTTTCCTGTACTACCACTGATTCCTGTACTACTACAACTTCTTGTACGACCACCGGAATAGGTGGTACTTCCTGCTTTGGGACTGTTGTCTCCATCGGGACATAATCAATGAATCCATTATCATATACTAGTTTAGCAGTGATATTTGAGTACAGTCTTGGTAAATCTTGATCTTTAATCGCAATCAGCACTTTTGCTTCAGTAGGATGTAATCCCTCAAGGAGTGTGATAAACAAAGATTCTCGACGCACTTTACCCAAGTCCTCGCGCCCAAAAATGTACAATCGACGCATCTCCATGATAAAGTTAGCTGGACTCATACCCAATGGGGCAGAATCTTCTTTATACGGTGGTGTTCCCTCTGGTAACAGAAACTTATTTTTAGGATCAAACGCATATTGAAACAAAACTTTCAGGGCCGAGCTATCTTTGTATTTCACAATCGACGATGGATCTTGGTTGATAGCATCCAGCATTTCTGTAATAAATTTACTCATTAAAATTCCTCTAAATTATTCAATAATAGTCTACATTTATTTTTGATCAGATAATTCATGATACCCATCCGATCAGTTCTTGGTTTATTATTTATGTATTCATTTATAATACCACGCTTAATATCATCTGGTATACGTGTGAATGAAACCAACAATTCATTCCTATCCCAGTTTCTACGCTCCTCGTCGGTTCTACAAGCATCTCTACCCAGATCATAAAACTCATCAAGACGTTTCGATGACACCGGTTTCTGGCGTACGCCATCTGTAATAAGAACGGCATCATTACTTAGTATATTAGGAACGCCATCACCGGCATCACCTTTTACGATATGTTGAATTTTATATTCTTGAATCTCTTTTTTGGTTGATGTAACAAATTTCTTTTGAATAGGTGACCACTGCTTGACATTGCCATATAAATGGAGTTGCTTAAAATCCTTATCTGATGAAACGATTAGAATCTGTTGTGGTTCAGATTCTAACCCTTGGGTAACTAGCTCGTTATTCTGTAGCCACTCAGATAAAACAGCAATAATATCATCTGCCTCGGTTCTATCTAAATGGATAACTTGATATGGAAATACCTTATTTAAGTCATCACGGATTTCAGATAGACAATCAAATATCAGTTTCCAGTTGAGTTCTGAACTATCTCTTGACTTTTTTCTACCAGATTTATAATATGGAAAATGTTCCTTGCGCCAATACTTCCTACCATCACACGCAATCACAAGTTGCCCATACTTACTGGAGTATTTTTTCTTGTATGACAATATGGTTGATAGGGTGGCATGTCGAACCAAGTTTTTGATAATGTCTGTATCTTCGCTACTCAACTGCGATTTGAATTCTGGTGTAGTTAGGACACTCAACACAATTTGATTATAATCTAGAATAATCATTAGAAAGCTCCTAGTAATACAGTGTCTTCATTGATGCGCCCTGTCGGTGTTACTGGTCTAGTCGTGATTGTTTTCATAGCAGTATATAATGCGCGTTTAGCTAATTGTGTATTTCGGAAGAATTCCTCGGGTTTTCTAATCATAACCTGAATCGATTCCTTGACATCAAATCCAAGAATGGTACTACCTTTCACCGAAAGTTTTCCACCGGATTCAGATTTATAAACTGATAATTTCCTATACTTAGTATTATAAACCCATAACTCACCACTACCTATGATAGATTCTGGTTTTATAGATTTCAGATTCAATGTGGTATCTTCCTTTGAAAATTTCATCTTAGACACAAGCTTAGTTGGTGGTACTATTCGCTGTTTTCGCGGTTTGCGTACCTTACCAGATACAATCTGTTGAAGACACGCATCAACTATAGACTGGACAAATTCGATAAATTTTTTGAATTGTGGCTTTTTCCATTTTCCGTAACCACCTTCTTCAAGATCAGATTGGGCAGCGACTAATTCATTCAACATAGATTTATAGTAGGCACCGATTTCCTTGGCTACCGGGGCTGACACCTCATTAGTTTTCAGGAAAGCAGAGGCATTAAAATCTGACTTCTTATTTGTCACGAAATCATCAATCGCACCATCAAAAGTTCCACCATATAAGATAGAGAGTTCCTTTGTTTTATCTATCTTAACTTTAGGTGTCGATTCTTCAGCAACCTCACGGGAAGTATCATATAGTGTTACCAACACTTGAATTCTATTTGTGATGTATGTTTCATGGGTGGTATCAAGATATTGACCACGTGATTTCAATCTGGCAAGCAATCCAAGCGACCGGATTTCGTGGTCGGATGCCCTATTTAATATAGATACCAACTTTTTCTGATTGGTAGAAATTAGATATTCGTTTAGATACGACCGAATTTTCTTCTGATCGGTGTTCAAGTTGTACCAGTTCAGAACTTTGACCATGCTGAACTGATAATCTAATGGATCTGTTGATGGCTCCGAACCGCCTTTGAATTTTGAGGCGATCGCCTGTGCTTTGATTCGGCGTTTTTCTGCCGCAGATTGACTGGTTGTTATAGCAGATTCCGATTTTTCAAGTTTTTTCATGATGATTTCACAAATTTAAAAATACATTATATAACAGAGAAGTCTATATGTCAACCGTTTTTTCATGGTTGACACCATAGAAGGCAAACTTAGGAAAATATTCCTAATGATGAATCTATTTTAATGTCTTGAGGTAATCATTCGCTTCAGATTTATTCATGGATTTCAGTTTTATCATTATCTCCAGGGTTTTGGTATCTTCTGGTAAAGTCAGACGAGTATAATA